CGCCCTGACGCGACTGCGTAAACGCGCTCGGCTGCTCAACTGCCTGCTGCTGAACGGGCTGCTCCTGCATACGAACAATCGCATACAGGCTCTTTACGCCATTCTGAATCTTCTCCGGCGTATCCATACCCTGCGGAAAGAATGCTAGATGAAGCTGATCCACGGGAATGTTGTCAATGTACGCCTGGATCTTCTCCGAGTAGTCGGCAAGATCAGGGATCTGCGACTCAAGCGACTCAAGGCTAGACTCAAACAGCGTCTGCGTCTGCTGATCACGAAGCGGAGTGATCTGCTCGCGCAACGTAGCCAGCTCGTTCTCGTACTGCTGACGGATCTGCTGCGTCTGCTGCTGAACGTACCACGCATTCGCCTCAGCAGGCTTAGTCTCAAACCAATGCTCCCACAGCGAGTTTACAGTTTCAGACGGGATGCGATTCGCGTTCGCCATCGCCCACTGTGCGGCAGCGCCAGCGTCACGCTCAGCCCACCCAATGAGCTGCTCCTCATTCTCAGGCTCACCATTGAACGTCATACCCCACGGCTGAACCGCGTCCTCTTCCTCATCATCCTGCATCAGCAGTGCTTCGAGTTCGGACAGGCGCTGGTTCGTCTGCGTGTTGTGCGACTCAAGATTCTTATAGGCTTCAACAACGTCATCAACGCTCTTGAACTTGCCAAGAATCAACTCTTCAGGCGCGCTCTGCTCAACAGGCGTATCAGCGCCACTCTCAACATGCTCAGACTGCTGAACGCCACCATGCAGAATCGCGTTTGCAATCGGGTCGCGCTCGTCAGTAGTCTCTTCAAACTCGCTCATCTTGTCCTCCGGTCGGATAGTCGGTTAGTCGGAATTACTGGATTGGTTGGCCGGAACCGGCCCCGAGAGCAGCAAGAATCTCCGGCGGAATGCTAGGAGTCCCAGGCGCTGCGCCCATTGGGGTTGTCGGTTCCGGCTGTGACTGACCCGGCCCTCCGACCAAAGGCGGGTTCTGCACCTGCTCGGCGTTACCAAGATACTCCTTCGGATCTTCGTCAAACGCCTGAATCACATCTTCTGCGACTCGACGCATATTCGGAGTAACGCCACTCTGAGTAAGAAGCATGTAGTTCTGCCCAAACCAATTCGCAAACGCAAGAGCCTCAGCACGACGCTCCTGCCGCATCAGACTCTCATTCGCATCCTCAACACGATAATCGTACTGACCCTGAATATCCGTCGGCGACACGAGCTTCCAATCATTCTCAGCCTCACGATCAATACGCACCGCGACCGGGCCGGGAAGGAGCTGCTGGTTAAGCGCGATCTGTTGTTCGCCTGCTCGACGCATTGCGTACATGATCTGCTGCTTCATCCTGATGATGCGCTTGGCTGCCATGTTGCTGATGACAGAAATACCAGTTGCGGTGGTCTGGTCAATCTGCGTGTTAGACGCGCCACTCAGATAGCCAACTGCGCCCGTGATGTTCTGAAGATCACCCTTCAGCATCTCCTCAGCCTGCACGCTGGGCTGAAGAATGCTGATATTCGGCTGGAACGCTTGCACCTGATCCGGGCGCAGCGGAATGACAGCGCCAGGATACAAGCGAATGTCTTGCTGTTCAGTGTTCGGGTCAACGAACATGGCAGCGTTCGCCATGAACTTGGAGTTGTCAATGCGCTGATTCTGAAGCTCCCATAGCGCAATCTGCAAGTCACTGATGATTTCAACGATGCTCTTGCCACGAAACATAAACGGGGTCGGCATGATGTTTGCGACGGTGAACGGGAACTCGCCGTGCCAGAACGGGCTGGCACAATCACGAATGATGGTGTTGCGATTGGCGACGACGGTGAGGCGCATCATGTTGCCGTCACGCCACCACCACTCCACAACCTCAACTCGATTACGACGCTCCTTATCATCAGGAGAAATTGTCGTCGTCATCTCAACGATCTTGTCAAGATTCTCGTACACACCAGACGCTTCAAGACTCCGCTTCGACTCGTACGTGCGAAAGAACACGTACTCAGCATCATCAAGACTCGTAGCGTTGGAATCCCACAAGAAGTGATTGACATCAACGTTGACAAAGCCTGGCTGCTGCCGATGCGGAACCGTCTCGTACGGCTTGCGCATCCCGAGCGGATCAGGCTTGTAGTTCGGAGTCGGTACCTTGCGCCACTCTTCTAGCCACGGAATCTTTGCCACACTAATGCCACGAATCAGAGCCTGCTTCACAAACAGTGCGTACTTCTCACCAAAGTTATCCTTGTATCGCTGCTGCTTCAGAATAAGCGTCAGCATGTCAGCGCCATCTTCGTACTGCGGCTGAGCTGCGATTACGCGCACATCAGGATCATCATCAACAATGTTGGACTCGATAATGTCAATGATCTGGAGTGCGTATGGCGGGTGCAGGTCACTTTGCCATTCACTATTGGATGGCTTGATGATTGCGTTGTAACCGTCGTCGCACTTCTTGTAGAACTCGCGATTCTGACGATGCTTCTGGTCGGACTGCTGCCAACACTTTTGGAAGCGGTCTAGGAGTTTTTTCTGGTCAGAGGATTCAATCATGTACGTGTACCATAAAGGCGATCAACGTCGGCCGCAGTCATAAGATTATGCGATGCCCTGCACAATAATGGAGCGGTTCTGCCAACCGCCCGTATTTGCCGTCACTTTGTATTGCATCGTGAATGTATTTGTTCCAGCCGTCAGCCCACCAATAACAAACTGTCTAGAAAACGACCCCACCTGATTAACGGCCATGATTCCGCAAATAAGACCATTTGCATCAGAAGACGCAATTGTCGTTGCGCCAGATACGGCAACGGATGTATACACATAGTTGCTGGTGCTGTTGGTATCCATTGACGCGCTCAACGTAACGAGCGCAGTCGTACCGGTAACCAACGTGACGGCGGGGCCAGCGGTGGCAAGTGCTGTATAAGACGTACTGGTGCTAGTCTGCCGAGTCGCGACGGTGTCGCCTTGAGCCGTAACGCAAACCCAAACCGATCCGTTATAGACAGTAACAGCACCGCCTGTTCCGGTTGGCACAGTTGGAGCTGTCAAATACGCAACCTGACCCTCAAAAGGAGTCGTAATCGCCGTGTCACGAGCCGCCTCATTAGTAAACACCAAATCATCCGGCACGAACGCCGAGCCAATGTACGTCCACCAACGCTTTGTATCAGTCTCAAAAATACGCTGACCAACAAACGGAGTAGACGGTCGCGTAGTTGAAGTGCAAATAATGACATTGCCCATCGGCTGCCACGCATTACCACCAGCCGCATTCATAAACACCATAATCTGACGCAAATCAGAATCCCAAACACACTGCCCAACCGTAGGCGAGAGAGCTGTACGCTGGACGGTTGTTACGCTCTGGAACTGATCATTCGCCGTCTTAATACCAACATCCATCGTATTCAGCGCAGTAGCGTTGATGGGCGTGGTGGTGGCGGGGAAGTCTACGAAGCCACCGCTGTAGGGTCGAGTGTATGGCATAAGGTCTAGTTTAGCGCACGGACGCTAAGTCTAAAAAATGTTACGGCGCAATCCACGCAGCACGAAAATACGTCGGGGTGACAGTAGTTGCACCACCACTCAATCCGCTGAATGCTCCACCGGTTGCCGTAAAAATTAGTTCAAAGTAGTCGCCTGCAATAAGATTATACGCAATTCCGCCAGCCTTGAAATGACAATTGGCACTAACTCCTGTAGGCCATTGGTGAACTCCACCACGAATTGACTTTGCGGTTTCCATTGTTCCATTACACCTAATATTCAACTCCGCATATGTAACCTGCGAAGAATAGTTCGCCATAGCGCAAGCCTCAAACATATACGTGCCAGCGAGGCCTGACGGGATCGTTATGCGAGTGTTATTGGTGGCATTGTCGTGGAATCCGCTAGTATCCCAATTTTCGGAAGCAAATGGAACGGCATTGCCATTTGTGTACGACGTGCCTGTTACAAATGAAAGTCCGACTGAAGGCTGGGAACCGGTTGGCGACAATGCGGCAATACGAGTCTCGTGATCAATGATGTCGTTGACAATGATGTTATGCGCAGCCGACGTATACGTCTGAAGCGTCGTAACCGTACTAGGAGCAACATAAGGCATTACGCAAACACATCCTCACCGTCGAAACGAGACACATCAAACGTAAACAAGGCTCGATCACGATCATCAAAACCACCAGCAAGCGACAACGCAATCTGAAGAGCAATCTTCATTAGACCAGTCCCAGCATATTCGTAGCCGTACTAGCCGTAGTCACCAGACGAGCGCGAATCGGAAGAATCGAACCAGCCGCAACATTCTTAAACGTCACAGCCGAAGCGTCACCATCCAGCTTGGCAACAACATCACCGCTTACGCCAACGTACACGGCGCGAGTAACAAACGACAACTCGTTCGTGTCGTGCGGCGTAATTGCGAACGCGCTATTAGCGGGAGCCTGCGTAGCAGGGTTGCTCTGAGAGTAATTATTGGTCGCTGGCACGATTAGGAGTATACCAAGAGTTCGGACGCACTAGTAGAGAGCAATGATGTGAGTAGCGTTCGTACCAGTCGCATACACGCGCCGAGCGCGAAGCGGCACCACAAAACCAACCTGGAACGTAAACGTCACCGGGTTGGCATCGCCCCACAAAAGAACACGAATATCCGTAGTTGAACCACCAGTTCCCTTATGAACATTCAATGCTCGCGGAATCTCATCAAGATCCGTCGTATCACTCGGGGTAATCTCTACCGCGCGAGTGTACGGCGAAAGAATACTCGTTTCGCTCGAAGCGAAATTATTAGTAGGCACCAGTACCGCCACCCATCGGCATATCGCCCATAGGAGCAGCACTACCAGTATCCGCACCACTCATCATCGGCGTAAGCGGCGCACTAACAGCAGCCTCACCAGCCGGATTCGGCGTAGGAAGCGAAGCAATAAGCATCATAATCTGCTTATTCATCTCATCCTGAATCTGCATCATCTGAGCCGACTGAGCCTCAGCAAGCTGCGCCATACCAGGAAGAGCAGCAGCAGCCGGAGGAACAAACCCACTAGGAGCCGGAGGCATCGGAGCCGCCGGAGGAGCCATCATTGCGGGGCCTGCGCCCATCATGTTCGGAGGTACGCTCATACGATTTAGTGTAGCAGTTACGCCTTCTCCGAATCCATCTCGGACTCGACTTCTGCTTCTACTTCGCTTGTATCAGGCTTCTCTTCCGAATCTTCCTTGTGCTGCATGTAGTACGCGAGGGCTTCGCCAATTAGCATCTGATACTTAGCGCACTTCGGACATTCCTCGTACGACTCTTCGCGAGCTTCTTCACGCATCGGCATTTCTTCCATGTCGTCTTCGGGCTTGTCGTACGACGAGTCTTCGCTCATCATGTTTTCGCGACGCATGGGCTTCATGCGCATGAGGGCGATGCTGACGGTCGGAGCGTTCTTCTTCTTGAGCTTATCGAGCGGAGCCACTACTTAGAACGCTTGCCGTACACGGCGGGATTCATATACTTCGCCTCGGTGTCCTTTGCGCCCTGAGTGCCAGAAGGATTCATGCCCATTTCGCCACGAGACTTTGCAGCATCGCCGGTACGAGCATACTTAACGGCTTCTCTTTCCTTCTTGCGCTTTTCCATAGCGGACTTAAGCGCTGTGGTAAGACGCTCACGACGAATAGACTCGTTACTAGGCAGAGCCTTCACAGCGCCACCAGTAGCCGTATTAAAGAACGGCGTGTTCTTTCCATCACTCTGAAACTGCGGCATACGAGAACTATACCCTAAGATGCCCTACGACGACCAGCAGCCGCCCTACGCTGAAACTCTGCGGCACCAAGTTTCTTGCGACCAATATACGCAGCAAGCGCCTTAGGATCGCGCGAGCCCTTTGCGCTCAACGACTTCACTAGCTTGTCGTATTTCGACATACCCATGCGCAGAACTATAACCTACTTACCAGACTCTCGAAGTTTACGAGCAAGACCAGAAGCCCACGACGCGCCAGCATCGCCACCCCACGCCTGATGCGCCACATACCCCGGAGTTTCCTTACCCGGCGTACCCCACCCAGGCTTACGATCAACCGCGTGCCTGCTGAAGAATGAGTGCATACGCATCACATGATCACGAGTCAGTGGCGATCCAGCCGCGATTTTTCGGGCGCGCGTAGCAGTAGCAGGCTCAAACCCCCCGCCAGCCTTGCCCTTCGCCACGAGGTCTAGGCCTCGGCGCGCAGCAGCGCGAGCGCCAGCCGGAGGAGTGAAACCATTACTACTCATGCGAAAAGAATACATGCTACGGTTGCGTGGCGGCTAGGAGAATCTAACCCTCACCCGCTCACTCGCGGATCTCCTAGCCGCGCCCAACAACAAATCGCGGCGCGCGCTTCTGCATTGAAGCCTCCACTACTGGCTTTGGTTTTTCAGCAAGACGAATTGGTGATTGTGCTTCTTGCTGCCACACCGCTTGCGCACCAGCCATAGCCATAACCAAGTCGTCGTGACAACCCTCATCCGCCTCTGGACGCGGCTCCTTACCATTCCGATCACGGAATACGAACGTCCGCAGCTCGTCAATCAATAGTTCACTCTTGATCCGACCCGGCTCGTCACGAATAGCGGCTTGCATCGCGGCGAGCATCATTGGTCGAGTCGCCGCAGTCGTGTTCCACCCAAGTGTCTGATCCATCCGCGCTTTCATATGGATCGGATTGCGTGGCCGCCAGATATGCGGATACCCCATCACGTTCTTTAGCTGGGTAAGTACCGCTGCTCCCGGCCCGTTACGCTCCACGGCCAGCATCGCATCGTTATACAAGCGTCCAAGGCGCGCCAAGTCGTCTGCGAACTCGTCAACATCCGAGCGATACCGGATTTCAGCGACTTGCTCACCATTATCAAGGCGCAAAACCTCCGCAACCGAGTAATCTGACCCCGCACCAGCACCAATGCGGGATTCTCGACGCTCATACTCGTCAAAACTCACCGATCCAGCCACATCAGCAAAGATTAGGTAGCGAACACCGGCTTGTGGTGTCTCCCACATGCGCATTCCGCCGCGAGACTCCTCATAAAACTCGATTCGGCCACCAGGAACGGGCATTCCACGCACAAAACCACGCTTCTTGGGCTGTGTGGCGGCAAGATTGTCGAGGAAGTTGAAGAATTGGCGGCCTGTTGTCTCACAAAACTCGCCTAGAACACGAATCTTGTACGCCGCAGAGTCCTCACCCCACTGTTGCTTCGCATCCTGCACCCATTCTTGCGTGATCAGAGCGCGCTGAGCCTCTTTGGACACGCGCTCATTGGTGAAACACGGCGCATCAAAGGCGCTCATGTGGACTGGGTACCATCCAGAGTCTTTTTGGAATGCTTTGTAGAACGTTCCGGCGGGTCGAGTCGGGTTCCCAATCAAGAGAACGCGCGCCTCATCGGCTGTGAGGAAGCCTTCGGACGCTTCGTAGATTGCCTCGTCAATACCACTGGCCTCGTCTACGACGAGCATCATGCGGGGAGAGTGATGACCCTGAAATCGTTCTGGCTTGTCAGTGGAGAGTCCCATCGCGAACCAGTCCGAGCGCACTTCTAGCGAAGACTTGAATATCTTGCCAAAAGCATCCTTGCCACCAGGGATCTTCGAGTGGCGCACGGCGATCTCGCGCCACAAGAGCTGCTCAACCTGACTCCATGTCGGCGCGGTAGTGATGACGCGGCACGGGCCTTCCGTCATGAAATCCAGCACAGCCGTCGCAGCGGTTGCCGTCTTACCAACACCATGACACGAGCGAACAGCGACACGCTTGTGCTTACGAAGCGCCTTAAGAATCTCGCGCTGCTTACTCCAGGGTTCAAAACCAAAAAGATTCTTGGCTTTCCACACTGGGTCAGCCATCTTTGCGCGCAACTCTAACGCGGCACGATCCATCTCGTTACTCAATGCTGATCCACCGATCCACACACTAGGGAATGGATCATTGGATCACGCAGCATCATCAGGCTCAACCACGACCTCTTCAGCCTCAATCTCAAGCGCCTTCTGCGCATCCTCAATAGGAATCTGCGCCAACTGCATCAACGAAAGAGTCTGCGGCCCAACCTCATGCTCAACCACCTCTTGCTTATGAAACCCAAAGCTCCGTTCGAGCTGCCACGCCGCAGGTTTCCAATCACCCTCCTCCACAGCCTCATTCATCACACGAAGATTCCGCTTCATATGCTTCTTCCGCGCCTCATAAAACCGATCAGAGAACTCAATATACGAAGGCTTCTCACGCAAACGCCCACCACGAAGCGCCGTCACAAACGTATGCTCCGACACGCCAAGCACACGAGCAATCGCAGACTCGAACGCACCCAGGCTCGCCATCTCAATAGCCTCCTCCATCTGCTCCGTACTCAGCTCGCTAGGAGTCACACTATTGCGATACGCACTAGTAAGAAAAGCAGTGTCATCAAGACCAAACTTCTCAATCCCAGTCTGCTTATCCTCACGCTGCATCTTCAAATCAGCACGCTTAGTCACCAACGCTCCAAACCATCAAGACTCACATTGATACCCGTCAACACTCTAAACGACACCCAAGCATCATACTCGCACGCCGCATAAACCACCACCCTACCCTGACCACCATCAACAAACCAACAACGAAACACCCACGTAGACCAATCCTCGTACTCCACACTTGCTACGATAACACTCGATCCGACTCGTACTCGGAGACTTAGCCCGTTAGAGGGGCACTGGACTAGTCGTGACTCCAGCCCTCACACAACGAGCCGACTAGTCGCGGGTGACAAGCCAAGCTCGCACTCCCGCACAACATAGTGCCAATCCCCCAGTGAGGGGGGGGAAAGGGGGGGGAGCAAAAACCCTCTTGCAATCACACCACAAGGTTTGCTGCATTGATTGATCAACAAAGCAACAAACCACATGCACAATCGCCCATTAAGAAACCATACCCACAACAAAACACGCCCTCCGTCTATTCAACATGTGCGCGCGAGCGGGGGGTTGGGTTGCGGGTGTTCTTGGAGCTTTGGCGATGCTGGTGCCTGGCGGGTGCAGGGTGTCGGGGTGCCACCACCACGCAACGCCACGCGCGAACCCTTCTCCCCGCGAGAGGCGGAAGGCTTTCGTGCATCCTCTGCGTTTGGGCATAGAGAAGCCCCGTCGCCATTCGTTGCGCGACGGGGCTAGGTGGGTGCGGTCTAGCTGGTAGGGGTGAGCTGATGCGCTGCGACTAGCTGCGCGTACTGATCCGCAATGCGCGCGGCGAAGGCTTCCACGGTTTCATTGTCACCGATGCAGATAGCGTAGGGATCGTGGGGGAATTGCGGGGTGCCGTCGTCTGCGTTTGGGGTGGCGACGTGGAAGTATTCGTCACTGCCTGCGCCTAGCTCATCACGGCTAGCTACGCCGTTATGGTAAGCGCCTACGCCGACAAAATAGGCGTAGTCTCCGCCGTATGTGTGCGGGTCGTCAGTCGCGGGGATATCGTCGCCAATGCCAATGGTGGCGCAATTGCCGCCAGACATATACAGGTCTGCGTTGATGCCGCGAGCTGCGATGCAGTCGCGAAGGTGACGCATA